CTCCATACTGGGATCATAGTCAGTGGTCTATTGGGTATGGATCATATGCCGGTAGTAGGAATAGAAATTCGCCACCTAACATAAGAGTTAGTGAAGCAGAAGCAAGAACTATGTTACAAGGACAGCTCGGAAGATATGAATCAAATGTTGACAGTTATGATAGTACGTATAACTGGACTCCTGCTGAAAGGCAAGCATTAACTAGTTTTGCGTACAATGTAGGTAGTATTGACCAATTAACTGATAATGGTAGAAGATCAAGAGAAGAAATTGCGGCAGCTATGCCACTTTATAATAAAGCAAGTCAGCAAGTAGTACCAGGGTTGGTACGTAGACGAGCAGCAGAAACTGCCATCTTTACTGGCGGTACTGCTCCCGGACCGGGAAATGAGACAGTAACACCATCTAACTCTCCGATATCGGGCGGTGATGGAGAAATAACGTCATCTGACAATACTGCAACGTCTTCACCAAGTACGAATTTTTCTAATGCTGAAAGTTTAAGTGAAATTGTTACTCAGATGGAAAACAATGATGAATGGTGGATCAATGCATTAGATGAATACCTAAACTTTACATATAACATCGAATTATTCATTGTCAATCAAGCAGATGCATTTGACTTTATGTTTAACGAAACTTCTAATATAGATACTATCATTTCAAATGGTTGGCCTAGCAGTGACATGAGATATATTACTGTTGCTGAAACAGCAGTAACTACAGAATTTAATATACAAGATTTAGAAATAACATCATTGGGTGCTGGGTCAAGTAGCACTTCTAAATTAGCAGGTACTGCTACTTCGATGTCGTTTTCGATAGTACAAGTTGGTAACACAAGTCTAAATGATAATTTAATGAATGCGTCCTTACTATCTGGATACTCAAGTATTGCAGAAGCAAAATTCTTTCTAAAGTTAAACTTTAAAGGATATACAGATGAAGGTGTTACGCAAGTCAGTGAAGGTCAAAATCTTACTAAAGTCTTCCCTTTTGTTATTAGTAACATCGGTGATGTGGCAACTGGAACTGATACACGTGGTACTATAACTACTATTGAAGGTACGATTGCACAAGATTATGCTACTAGTTCAAGTATAAATTTGATAGACCATAATTTTGAATTTGTTATTAAAGAAACATTACAAGAAACATTACAATCATTCTTAGATAAACTTAACGAAACTATCAGAGAGAAGGATTTCAGTAGTGGTACTGCGGCATCAAATGCGTTCATACATGAATATGTGATTGAATTTGACAATGACTTTTTAACTGAATACGGCGAATCTAAAATGAATGATGAAACCGCTCAACCGGGATCTGCAAATAATACAGTAGGTGTCCGTAGAGGTGGGGTAAATGTTTCTGAACAAATAGGAACTATAACTCCTGGTTTAAGTATTATAGATGCAATATATGATATTTGTATTCAATCTTTAGATATTAGAAATGCATTAACATCTGAAGAGGATACATTCAACCAAGTTATTTCAGTAATACCATCGGCATCGCCGAAACCTGGTGGACTTAATGTGTTAACTGGCGTTGCTGGACATAAAGTAACTTATTTTATATGTACAAAGCCACAGATTATAACACAGAATAATTATGATAATGCAAATAAAGTAAAAAATTCAGCTACGATGATTAAAGAAATATTTGATTCAGGTAAATGTAAAAAGGTATACTATCATCAGTATACTGGACTTAATGATCAAGTTTTAGATTTATCTTTAAGTTTTAACAGACAATTAGTAAAAGCATATAATTTACCAGAAGATGCAGCATTCGCAGATAGTTTTATAAATGGAACTGATGCAATAGTCAATGATTTAAATCCAAGGGCGCAGCAAGCATTAGAACAACTAGAAACTCAACTTAATTCATTACAAGTAGATAGAGATGCAGGTGTCGAGAACTTGGATAGTATAAGAAGTGAAATAGAAAATTCAGCAGAAGGTATATCATCAACATTACGAGAAAATTCAAGAAATGCATTGGCAGATCAGGGAGTTGATTCTGCTTTTAGAAATCAAATATTAGATGAGATGGCAGGTAAGTCAATAGCTGAACAAATTGAAATTGCAAAACAGTATGATCCTGATATTGTTAATTCTGCTGCTTTTAATGAACAGAGACAAAAGTACAATGATTTAATTGATAAAGCAACATCAGCTAATACTGCACTTTCTGAAGGTGCAAGAGAAAATAGCAGAATTTCAAACCGAAGAGATGAAATAGTTGCACAAGCAATGGGAGCAAACTTTTCTAATTTTGTTAACGGACAAGTATCTAATATTTCAGACAACTTTAGTGGAAGTGATTGGACTAATATTACGGGTAGCAGTAATCAAATAATAATGGAAGAGTTGGGAGATGATCTGATATCAAGATTGACTACACAACAGCTAGAAGACATTATAGAAGCTATGCTAGTAAATCCTGTTATATTCAAACGTGCTGTGTTACCTTATCTAAGTGATAAACAAAATATTTCTATATTCTCATCATCTGATGAAAGTGAAATAACTTTAGCGAAAGCTAAATTTTATGAAGCAGTTAACATGGATATCAGTATGGAAACTATGAAGTTGACTATCAAGGGAGACCCATATTGGATTGATACATACTTGACTCCTAAAACAGCTAAAGACATTTACGGATTGAACAACACAGTAGATGATAAACGCAGTCACCCTACTAATATTAATGGATCTAATTTTGTTACTGTAGTTGTAAATAAATCTGCTGGTGTAGATGATAACGATAATACTAAGATTGCACAATTAGCTACTATGTTGTATGCAGTAAAAAATGTAACAAGTTCATTTAGCGGCGGTCAGTTCACTCAACAATTAGAAATGATTAGAATACCAGTACCAGATAGTTTCTTACCAGTTAACCCATTCTTTAGTACAATAATTGGAGACGGCTTTGGGTACGGAAATGATCCTGCAGGAGAGTTTGCAGGTTTTGGTGACAATACAGCCGGCATTGGCTCAGGAGAACGAGGCGATCCACGTGACTTCGGTGATCTATTCGGCAGAGGAGGCGGCACCGGAGGTAGTGGAGACTCGGCAGCACCAGTGGTAGCACCTGGCCTATTTTATACCCCACAAGATACTGTCGGAGGTGGATTAACTGATACTTCACGACTTGCAAACGAAGAGTATAAAGGATTTAGAGGTTCTCTTATAACAAAAGCAGATAAAATATTAGATGATGGTATAGGTACAGCAAAAGACTCTGCCGCATATGCCGCTATGTTGTCTGAGGCAGAAATGTTAGCGGCAAATGGTAGTACTCAAGCACAAGCTGATGTAGATGCATTAAAACAACAATTTACTGACTTTTATGGAACACCAGAAGAGGCGGCTACTATCATCAATGAAGAAATAGAAAATGGAACTGTTGTTTCACCTGAATTTCTAGGTCTACTTGATAAAGTATACGGCGAACCGTTAGATATTGATGTTGACAGAACGGCTGTTACGGATGAGATTGTACAAATGGATGCAGTAAATTACATGAGTATGGATGAGATTATCAGTAATTATCAGCTTGAAAACCCTGCTATAACAGTAGAAACAATGTCATCTAATCCGATTGCAACAGCACGTGCTGAATCTATTAGAACTGGAGAGCTTAAAGTATCACCTAGAGTAGATCCAAAAGTTGTAGCTGCACACAAGCAATATGCGCTAAGTAGAATTGAAGGAGAAAAAACATTTAATTCCTTAGTTACAGGCAAAGAAGCAGTTATACTTGCTAAGATAGGAAATGAGCAAGTCAGACTACTAGACGAAAATTACGGTAGTTGGTCAATGATGAGTGAAGCAGACCAGAACTATTATGATAGTCTCGTTGATAAACAAACTGAAATAGAAAATTTAGCTAAGAATGATCCGTCACGATTCTTGTTAGCAGAACAAAAACTTATTGAAGACTTAGATGTTACGATTGAAGAATATCAAGAACTAGATGCAGTTCCATATGATTGGACTAAAAAAGATCAACAAAAAAGATTGTCTGAAATGCAAGAGTTAGAGAATACAGTAACAGAAGAAGATTTTTCAACATCAGATGCAATTGATACTAAATCTACAATTGCTGTTAACCCAGATACTAACGAAGAAGAAGTAGTAACTTATGGAACTGTTGTTAAAAATCCAATACCTATTGATTTACAGAATGTTGCAAAAGCAAGTTCTGATATTGTATTGACTGAAGAACAAATTAACCAATACACCAATGCACAATCAGATATGGATTCTGTTAGACGTGCATGGAATGATACAAATGATTTAGTGGAAGTCAAAATGTTAGATTATGACGGATCAGTTTACACAGAAACATTTATAGGGTTAAGCAATGGAATTGAATTGACTGATGGGACGACAATAACTTTTGATCCAATAGATCCAAATAGAGTCTATAGCTTTGCTGACCCAGAAATAAGAAGTAGAACGGCAGGGGGATTTGATACTATTAGAAATACAGTAGTTAGTAATTATGATTTACTTGAAATTGGGGTACCAAGAGATGAAACCGATGGCAGTGGCACACTTGAAATTGAAATAGGATCTGCAAGGATACAAGTTAAAGAGGAATTAGAATAAATGTCAATTAATAATCAAGGAACTGGTGGATTAGCAAGCTCTATTAATAGAGAGCGAAAACATAGACAGTCGCCTATACTTTCAAATATCGAAAGTGGTATATACATGGCTATCTCTACAGGACAACCTGACCCAGAAGGTAGAGGAAGACTTAGTGCTTATGTCCCAAAATTTGGTGGGACACCAGAAGAACCAATGTTCTTTCAATATGCATCTCCATTTGGAGGCAGTAATGGAAGTGGTAGTTACGGTATGTTTGCAGCTCCGCCTGACGCAGGTGTTACAGTTATGGTATTCTTTGCAAATAATGGAGATATATCTCGTGGTTATTGGTTTGCAGTTGCACAAGAAGTACCCGATGTAGCATCGGGTGGGGCTTCGGGACCACCAGCTGTAGACGGAACAGGACAAGGCGAAGGTGTATTTTCTGATCAGCCAGCAGCAAAATCAAATGCTACTAACTTACTGAACATCAAAACCCAGATGTAAATGATCCAAGAGGACAAAATCAAATACCTAATCACCCTAGAAATGCAAACACAGCAAGTCAAGGTGTGTATACTGATTCAGTAAGAGGACAAACTACAGCATCACCGGTGCGTGATGCAAGTTATGAAACCCCACAGCATTCTACGGTGTATGGATTAAAGTCACCGGGTAGTAATGCACTAACAATGGATGACGGTAGTGTAGGTCCAGACGGAACAATTCACCCTAATCAGATTAGGCTTCAAACAGGTTCAGGTGCTAGTATAATACTTGACGGAACAAACGATACGATATATATGATAAACTCTACTGGTTCTGGCTGGGTAGAGATTGGAGCGCAGGGCGAGATTATGGCATATGCAAGTGGCTCTATTTCAATGAGAGCCGAAAAAGATTTCAACATACGTGCTGACAAAAATATAAACATGGAAGCAGGACAAGATATAAATCTAAAAGCAGGAAATAATTATAAACTTAATGCTAAAAATCAAGTACACTTAAAAAGTGATGGATCGCAATTTTACGATAGTGGAGGTAGCAATCACACGAAAGTTGCTACGAACATGTATGTTTCTACTGGTAGCCTATTACATCTTAATGGACCACAAGCGGCAATGTCAGTTGGTATATCAACTGTATCACATGCAGATATTCAAAATCTTGAAAGTACTCAAGTAGATGAAAGTATTGTTTCTAATATGCCATCACATGAACCAATGTCAAGAAGCAATGTCCCACCTAACTCTGGTGCTACTCCTAGTAGTCCAGCGTCTGAAATAGCACCGAATCCAGACAGTGCAGAAGGTCAACTAGATGAAGCATCTACAGAAGAAGCAATTGATGATGGTCAAGGTGGAACGGTAACATACAGAAACCAAGGTGCAACACGTAGACTTAAAGTTGTTCCTGCACTTGAGAGAATTTTATTATCTGCGGCTAATGCAACAAACACAGATGTTGTTATATTCTCAGGTGGACAAGACCATACTACTGGTACTGTTGGTTCGAATAGACATGATCATGGATATGCAGCAGACATATGGATATATAAAGATGGAACACGGCTAAGTATGGTACGTGACACTCAAATCGCAAGTCAATTTGCACAAGCTGCAAAATCAGCAGGTGCTATTTCAATCGGTGCAGGCTCTGGTTATATGGACGGTGTCGGTATGCATGTTGATATCGCACCTGGTGCAACAGTATCAGCAGGATCAGCTAAATTTTGGGGTCAAGGCGGCAGAGCGGCAAACGCACCTACATGGATTAGGACAATTATGGCATGATATATGATAAGAAACCAGGCTCATTACTAAATTACATACAACGTCCATTAAATGTTGTTACACCTAATGGTACATATATAGGTTTGAGCTACGACTCTAATATTCCTAAACATATTCTATCACATGTGAAAGTTAAAACATTTGCAGTAAATGATATTGTATTTTCTAGTATCAGTAAGAACGCTGTTATTGAAAACTTTGAGCCTATCCTAGAGATAACAGGTGATAAGATAGGGTATGACTATACTATTACAGATGTAGAACGTAGGTATGGTTATATCACTGTTGCATCTAATAGAATTGATATAACACAAAGTAAAATAACTAAAGATGCCGCTATATTTCTTTTAGAAAAACAACTTAGAAGTATAGGAAATGTTTTAGAACAGTTTGTTAAAGAACCACTATCACAAAGTCAATTCGATGCGTTACTTTATTACTTTTATAATATAGGAGTTGATAAGATCGAAACTAGTCCAATCATTGAACTTATAAACATGAAACGTTGGTATCGTATTACAGATGAAATTCAAAATAACATAAAAAGAAATAGCGGAAAAGTGGATGAACACCTCGCCGCTATTAAGATTAGAACTGCTAAAATGTGGAGTTACGTACCTGGCTTTTAAGCTGGACGTTCTGAAATCATCATATCAGCAAGACCATATTCAACTGCATCGTCCGCAGTCATAAATGTGTCAAACTTCATTGTGGCTTCTAACTCTTCGAATGTTTTACCTTTAGAATTGTGTTGAACATATAATTCAGTCAAACGTTTGTTGATGTTCTTTGATTCCTCAAAGTGACGAATATTATCTTCCATCTCAAGTTCTTGTACATACACAGAACCACCAGTACCACGTGTACCACTTGATACACGGTGAACCATTGTACGAGAGTTAGGTAGAACATAACGTTTTCCCGCTGATCCAGCCATCGCCAAGAATGATCCCATTGAACATGCTTGCCCGATAACAGTAGTAGAAACATCGGGTTTGATAAACTGCATTGTATCATAGATAGCAAGACCTGATGTCACTGCACCACCAGGTGAGTTGATATAAAAGTGAATATCTTTGTCTGGGTTTTCGGCTTCCAAGAACAGCAATTGTGCGCAAAGCAAGTCTGCTTGATAATCATTGACTTCACCAGTTAGAAACACCACACGTTCTTTTAGAAGACGTGAAAAGATATCATAACTTCGCTCTCCGTTTGCTGATTGGTCTACGACCATTGGTACTAGATTAGGCATTATTATTCCTCATTTTCATTTTTAAGTTTTTCTAGCTCTTCATTAAGTTCCATGATTCGCTTATACCCATCATACACTTGTTTCTGTAAAGATGCAACCGCTTTTTTCAACAGTGCAATTTCACTTTCTGCATGTAAGTCCTGGTCTATTCTAAACGCAGGATAGCTCATACTGAATTCTATTGGAATATCTTCCTTTAAAAACTCAGATAAATTTATTACATTCTCATCATCTGTCAATGTAAATCTCCTTTATCGTTATATTCATTATACATAGAAGAAATAGGTTTGTCAAGTATTAATTAGTGCAGGGACGATAAAATCTCTAATCATTTCTTCATTTATGTTGTCATTGAAGTGTACATGGTCGCATAGTATTGACTTTTCATCATACTTGTCAACGTAATATTCGTGTGCATTAGCAAAATCTGAAAATTTAACAGTTTGTGTTATATGTTCTCTGAAATCAAAACTTTTCTGCCATGTAACAACTTTTATATCTAACAACTCGCATAATTCGATAGATTGCTTACAATCTAACACTCCCCAATACTCAAATGCATTGAAGTTATATGCTATGCTTTCTTGTACCGATTTCCAAGTGTTAAAATCACGTTTGGTTGCAAACTTTTCATAGTTAATGTCTTGTGTTATAGCTCTTATGTAGTTCCAGATAGATGCACTATTCTCATATAGATCATCAGTGATATTATTTAAGTCGTAATCTTGTGTTTTCATGTTAAGCATAGAACGGTTGTTAACAAGCTCCATCAAAATAGTATCAATATTATATTTCTTTTTTAAGTAAACAATCTTGTTTAGATATAGTTCAGTGCCCTTTCCAGAACATGCTGAATTATAAAATTCAATATCTGTTGTGTGCTTGTAAAGCCAAGTTTCGAATGGGAGTGCTAAATCATTTTGCTTTGTGTTTGAATTATGATGGCATCCTACTGAAAAACTTGATCCTAATATACCTACTCGTTTCATAACACTATTTATATACGAAGTTTATACGATGATAAATACTCTTAATTGAATAACTACAGAGAGAATATTATGGCTATTAGATTTACAGGTTTCAGCACAAAAAACAAAAGTGCTATCAATCATATCTTAACTGGTAAGGATCTTATCATTGAAGACTTGATGAATCATATTATGACTCGCAAAGGTGAGCGTGTAATGATGCCAACATTTGGAAGCATCGTACATGAAATGATCTTTGAGCCACTAACTCCAGAAGTTAAATCTATAATTGAAGAAGATATAAGATCAATTATAGAACAAGAACCAAGAGTAACATTAGATTTCATAAAAGTGTCTGACACAGACCACACATTAACAGTTAGCGTTACAGTATCGATAGTAAACGAAGATGAGCCTGTAACACTAGAAATAGATTTAGAGAGAGAATAACATGAGTCAAGAAAGAGTTGACAATTTATTTGCAAGTGAAAGCTGGACAGCAGTTTACACAGCATTTACAAACGTTAGTCTAAAAGCATATGACTTTGACACTATCAGAGAAGCATTAATAGATTATGTATCTATTACATATCCAGATAAGTTTAATGACTTTATTTCAAGTTCAGAATTTGTTGCAGTACTCGACCTAGTAGCATACTTAGGTCACTCGCTATCATTCAGACTTGACATGAACACACGTGAAAACTTCTTAGATACAGCAGAACGCCGTGAAAGTGTTCTTAGAATGGCTAAGACGTTAGGGTATAACAAGACACGTCCTACAAACGCACGTGGGTTCTTAAAGATCACAAGTGTAACAACGAATCAACCAATAGCTGATAACGAAGGTAACTCTCTCGCCAATCGTACAATCAACTGGAATGATTCAAATAACGCTGACTGGTATGAAAATTTTATTGACATTATTAATGCTTCACTTACTAGCACATCTAAGATACAAGATCCAATGGCTAGTATGGTACTTTCTGGAATTGAAAACTACCTATATGAAATTAATCAATCAGATGCGTCACGTGCAGTATCATTTTCTTTCGAAGCTCCTGTATCAGGTGCAAATAGAAGATTCGAAGCAGTGCGTACAGAATTTAAAGATGACAAGATTATAGAAGCAGAACCGATTGAAACAAAGAAATTTACAATCATAAACAGAAATGATAACTTAGGCCCAGCTTCAGATAGAACTGGCTTCTTTGTATATGCAAAGACAGGTAAGTTAAACTTTGAAAACTTTACATACAATACTAAAGTTTCTAACGTGATTGAAACAATTGCAAGTGCAAATATTTCAAATACAGATGTGTGGGTTCAACGTGTAGATACAACTAATACATATTCATCAAGTGTGACAAAAGTAGATAATGACACAAGAGAAACAGCAATCTATAACTCACTTCGTAACGGCAACGGTGATATTGTA